TGTGTATCATACAAATTAAAATTCTATTAACATTTTCATAAATCTAAATTAGTGGTCAACTAGGATTATAAATGTTATAATAAATAAATTGGGGATTAGCTCAGCAGGCAGAGCGGGAAGCTGTTAACTTCTAGGTCCTAGGTTCGAATCCTAGATCTCCAGCTATTACATTTGCGAATATTGCATAGTGGTAGTGCGTAACCTTGCCAAGGTTAATGTGAGAGTTCGATTCTCTCTATTCGCTCTCTTGACCTAACAAAATCTATTATGCTACAATTCTAACCTTGGATAGTTTTCGGAGATAATATCAAGGGGTTAAACTCCAAGTGCGACAATGACGGAAGTGTTATTAGTCTTGGCTTATATATCCAGTATAAGTTCAACCGATGAATTGCGGGTTTACTACCTTTAGACAATTTCGGGGGATCCTTAAAAGATTTAAGGGGTGTAGGGGTTGTATGCTCTAAATCTGGAAGTATCCAATAAAAAGAAAATATAAGATATACACTTAAAAATAAAAATTTTATTAACATTTAATATCATCTAATATTCTAGTCAACTAAGATATATATCCAGATTATAATAATTAAAAGATATACTTAGTCTATGAAGTCGGATAAAACGACTGATCGAAAACATAAAGCTCATCTGATAAAATATATCCAGGAGTTAAAGTCTTCTACTCCTTGTTTAGATTGTAAAATATCCTATCCATACTACATGATGGACTTTGACCATGTTAGAGGAACTAAGCAAGCAAATGTGGCGGAATTGATTAATACCTTATCCAAGAAGAGAATAGATCTAGAGATAGCTAAATGTGAGATAGTATGTTCTAATTGTCATCGTATTAGAACTCATCATAGGAAAATTAAGAAAAAGGATAAATCTTAGTATTTATTCTAGTCAACTAGGATATAGATAGTACTATTAGCAAATAATAGGCTATAGAGATTATAGCAATTGAAATCATTATCCTAGATATCATATTAGCTCTTATAAACAATAAATGGGTATGTACTTAGGGCGGGTAGACGAAGTCTCTTTGCTAATGTATTATATTGGCTAATTAGATTCTCTATGTTAGAGTTAGCTTTAGCCAAATCATACTCGTGTGCAGCTCTAGAATGAGTTAAATCTGTAGATCCTTTGACCATAATGTCAGCGGTATATTTAATACAATATTGAGCGGAGGACAATGAAGTCTTTCTTGCGTACTGCAACTCATCATTAATAATAACTAAGCTCAATCCCATAACCATGATTATTGCAGCTAGTGCTAGGTTTAATTTATTATATTTATTTTTCATCCTGTATATAGTATATTATTTATATTGGACAAAGTCAAAGGATTTCTTCCCCTACCCCGCTTTTTCTAGAATAGCCCATATCGGCCTTCTAAGGCCCTTATGGCAAATGTTTAGGGATAGATGGTGGGTTATATGTGGGATATGGGGAAAGGGGTCTCTATCTCGCCGAAGCACTTTTTTCGCACTTTATTTTTTTCGCAATGCACTGTATTTAAAACATGCGTCTAATAAACACAAAACCCAATCAGAGGCGGATCCGATTGGGCAGTGCTAGTTCTTGCGAACTAAGTATGGGGAACATTGTGGGATGCTACGACCCATACGTAATCATTATAAAATACTTATTTTTCTAAGTCAAGGATATCTTGAACAAATTCTGTATCAGATTCATCAGAACCTTCTTGGGGTGTAAATGAGGGGGATGGTCCAAGTAGGTAACCTTCTTCATGGTACTTAATCATTTTTTCAGTTTTTTCAGGATCTACCTTATTAGCCATAATGGTTAATATGTCATAAATTCTATGAAGCATAATGTAATTAACCATAGGTAGGTTATCTTCTAAGTTTTGAGATTGTTGATCAGACATTTTCTGCTACCTTTATTTTTTCTAGAATATCTTCATAGAACTTAATTCCTATGAAATTTTGATAATTACAGGACAAACAATATAGAAATTCTTTATCATCTAAAGTTAGATTAGGCATCAGAAGGCCCTGATCCATTGGACATTCAAGTCTAGGAACAAGGCCCTCTTCTGACAAAGCTATATATCTAGATACGTTCTGTATCTTTCCCAATATTGCTCCTTATGATTTTGGAAACTCTCCTACGAGAGCTTTGGCCTTGCCCGTTGAGGCAGACCATGCTGACCAGTCTTTTCCGCCTTTGGTCATATAGTACGTTATCTCTGCGTTTGTTACTGGATCAAATAATTCCTTATTTGAAACTAAATCGAACTTTTCTTTTCTTGCCATACCAAGTTCCCCTAGCATGTTGATTTGAAAAATTCCGTAAGATTTATCGCCAGTTGATTTGTTGTCGTTTAGAGCAAGTGGTCTCCCATTGGACTCTATTTTAGCAACAGACCAAGCTGTTTTTAAAGCAGTTCCTTCAAATCCTACAGCCCATAATAAATCTTTTAAATCTTCGGCTGTAAGCATTTCTGAACTCTTATAAGTATCATTGCTGAACTTATTTATTATTTCTCTTTTTAGTTGTTTTTCGGTTTTTTGCACCTCTGCAGGTACATTTGTTAGTGCTTGAGTTGCAGTTGGTCCAGGTTGGACGGAAAATAGAAATAATGTTATCATTCCTATTGTAGTCCAATTATGAACAACATCGCTCAAACGTTGTTTGATTCTCTCCATTGGCATTTCCTCCTTTAGAGATAACGGACTATAATAGTAGCATTAACCGATAAAGCGTGTCAACCCAGTTGACCAGAAAGAATTAATGAATATTTCATTTTCAACACCAGTTGTTAATATAAAAGGTGAAAATGGATATGGCTATGCGGGAAGAAATATAGTTAATTCATTAAATTCATTAGGACATTTTGTTCCATTTCAAGATTCTAAATCTTTAGTTCAATTAAATTTTTCACAACCAGATCTTTTTAAATTACACAGGAAACAATATCAAATTGGATATACTCCATGGGAGTCAACAGTTATTCCAAAAAGATGGCACGAGAACATAAGACATTGCGATGAGTTTTGGACAACATCGGACTGGTGTGCAAATGTATTTGATAATAATGGATTTAGCAATATCAAAGTATTCCCGCATGGGATAGATCCAATGTGGACTCCTAAAAAAAGAGAACAAAAAGAGACTTTAAAATTTTTACACATAGGAGAGCCATCTTCAAGAAAAGGTGGGCAAATAGCAGTAGATGCATTTTTACAACTATTTGGAAATAAGCCAGGATATTCTTTAACAATAAAAGCATTTAACTATAGTACCGCTAGGGTATTTAATAATTATACAGATAAAAATATTATAGGCCTGCCCCATGAAATTTATAACAATGTGTTTTTAAATAATTCTGTATTAAATGACGAAGAGCTTGTTAGACTTTATCATGATCATGATGTTTTAATTTATCCTAGTTATGGAGAAGGTTTTGGGTTTATCCCGCTTCAAGCTCTAGCAACAGGAATGCCTACAATATCTACATTCGAGTGGGCACAATATAAAAAATATATTGGTCCGCTAAAATTAAAATCAGAATTAATAGATTCTCCCTGGGACTATATGCACGAAGGCAAAGTCTATGAGCCAGACTATCAACACTTACTTGAGCTTATGAGAGATGTAAATTTAAATTTTAAAGCATATTCATCTTATTATTACACTCAGTCAACTAAAATTCATGAAGAATATAATTGGTTGCGGTTGACTAATAATGCGTTTGACCATATTTTTAAAAAATTCTCATAATCTCTTTCCATTATAAATAAAGTTTGATACACTTATACTTCATTAAAAAATAATCAAACCGCTGGGCGGAGAAAAAGGTCTATATGTCAACAGTTATTGAAAACCCATATGAAAATTTTATTGCATTGTCTCGTTACGCAAGGTGGATTCCAGAAGATAATCGCAGAGAAACTTGGGGAGAAACAGTAGATCGTTATTTTACTTTTATGCTTGATCATTTATTTAAAGAGTATTCTTATGAACCATCAAGCAAATTAATCCAGGAATTAAAAGAAGCAGTTCTTAATAGAAATGTTATGCCCTCAATGAGAGCGGTAATGACATCTGGTGCAGCATTAGAAAGAGATCATGTTGCAGGATACAACTGTTCTTTTATTCCAGTAGATTCACCAAGATCATTTGATGAAACAATGTATATTCTTATGTGTGGAACTGGAGTAGGATTTTCTGTAGAGTATAAGTATATTAATAAACTTCCTTCCGTTCCAGAATCTTTAGAAAAATCAACAACAGTTATTTCTGTAGAGGATTCAAAACAGGGTTGGGCAAAAGCATATCGTGAATTACTAGCGCTACTTTGGTCTGGACAAATTCCAGCAATTGATGTAACCAAACTTAGGCCAGCAGGAGCAAGACTTAAAACTATGGGCGGAAGATCTTCTGGCCCACAACCACTCATTAATCTTTTTGATTTTACAATTAAAGTATTTAAAAACTCAGTTGGTAGAAATTTAAAGCCAATTGAATGCCACGACATTATGTGTAAAATCGGAGAAGTTGTTGTAGTTGGCGGAGTCCGTAGATCTGCAATGATTTCACTATCTAACATTAATGACATTGAAATGGCGGCAGCTAAATCAGGAAACTGGTGGGAGAATAGTCCACAGAGAGCGTTATCAAATAACTCAGTCGCCTATTCTAGAAAACCAGAAATGGCACAATTTATTACAGAATGGAAAAATCTTTATGACTCAAAATCTGGAGAGCGTGGAATCTACAATGTTGCCGCTGCTCAAGCGCAAGCAGCTAAATATGGAAGACGGGATCCTGAAATACACTATGGAACAAACCCTTGTTCGGAAATTATTTTGCGTCCTTATCAGTTTTGTAATCTTTCAGAAGTCGTATTACGTGAAAAAGATACAGTTGAGGATGTCGAGAATAAAGTAAGACTTGCTACTATTTTAGGAACATGGCAATCAACATTAACAGACTTTAAATATCTACGTAAAATTTGGAAAGATAATACAGAAGAAGAAAGACTATTAGGGGTATCTCTAACTGGTCAATTTGGACACAAGTTCTTCTCTGGAAAACAAGGCCTAGATAAACTAGAATCTACACTAGTATCTCTTCGTGAGCAGGCAAGAAAAACAAATAAAGAAGAGGCTAAAAAAATTGGCATACAGGAGTCTGCGGCAATTACCTGTGTAAAGCCTTCGGGAACAGTATCTCAATTAGTAGGAGTTTCTTCAGGAATGCACCCATGGCACTCTAGGTATTATATTCGTACGGTTCGTGGCTCTAAAGGAGATCCAATTTCTACATTTTTAAAAGAGGTTGGAATACCAGTAGAAGATGATGTTATGAAACCAACAGATACTTATGTATTTTCATTTCCTATAAAAGCACCAGAAGATGCAATTGTAAGAAACGACCTAACGGCTATTGATCACCTAAACACTTGGCTAGTATATCAAAGAGCATGGTGTGAGCATAAGCCATCAATTACAGTTTCAGTAAAAGAAGATGAGTGGATGGAAGTTGGAGCATGGGTATATAAAAACTTTGATGAAGTTTCTGGTATCTCATTTTTGCCGTCTTCAGATCACTCATACAAACAAGCACCATATCAGGAAGTAACAAAAGAGGAATACGAAGACTTGTTATCTAAGATGCCAAGCTCTATTCGTTGGGAAGATTTATCTTTTTATGAAACTGAAGATGGAACATCTACAAATGCTACATTAGCCTGTAGTTCAGACGGTAATTGTGAGCTTGTTGATATTTCTGCTTAAAGTAGTATAATAGATAGTGGCGAAAGCCACAAGGAGGAAAAATGAATACCTATACAGAACAAATACTAGCAGCCCTAGGAACATACGGAAGAGCTTTCTTAGCAGCAGCTACAGCTTTATACATGACTGGCAACACAAATCCAAAAGATTTAATTGCGGCAGGTGTTGCAGCAGTTGCTCCAGTTATTTTAAAGGCGCTAAGCCCAAGTAATCAGGAGTTTGGCTTCAAAAAGTAATATAGACTAACACTGAATTAGGACTGCTCCTGTGCTAAAATAAGCATAGGAGTTTTCCTATTTAGGAGTACTAGCAAATGGCAGGACAAAAAAATTTCGAAGTGGATCAAAATACCACTTTTACTTTCATTGTTGAATATAAAGACAATGCGGGAGTCCCTATTGTTTTAACTGGGGCAAGCGCTAAACTGCAGGTCCGTGATACAAAAGGCGGAACCAAATTAGCTTTTACTCTAACATCACCATCTGGTGGAATTACAATAGATGCTCCTAACGGTAAGTTAACGGTTAGGATGACTCCAACCCAAACAAATAAATTATTTTATCCGAAGTCCTCTTATGACCTAATGCTTACCGATTCCAATTCAATTAAAACAAAACTTCTAGAAGGATTTTTGTCTCTTAGTAGGTCGGTAACAATATGACAGAATCAGTAATAGTAACACAAGTTCTAAATGATGTAATAGTAACACAAGCCGTAAACGATGTAATTATATCCTCCCCTGGACCGCAAGGCCCAAGAGGTAAAACTATATTAAATGGCAACGGAGTTCCAGCAGAAAATTTTGGATTAGAAGGCGACTTCTATTATGATAAAAATACAACAAGATTTTATGGCCCAAAACTTTCCGATGCTACTTGGACTGGTGCCACAAATTACCTTCTAAATGTATCTACCCTAACCTATCCGTTTTCTATTAATCAGGTAGTTGCTGTAGGAAACTATTATGCTATTGCTATACCTCACAATTTGGGATACAACCCCAATGTTACTGTAAAAAACAGCGCTGGCGACATATTAGAAACAGGAATAGATTATAATAGTATTAACCAAATTACACTGACAATGGCTCAACCATTCGGTGGGACAGCTTACCTGTCCTAAAGGAGAATAGAAAATGGCAAGATTATTTGTAACTGATATCAATCTTAACAAGAATGAACTTCAGAACGCAAGAATTCAGGGATTAGCTTCAGCACCATCAGCCCCTGTAAACGGGCAGATTTATTATGACACATCAAATAACACGATGTACTACCACAATGGACTAGCATCACCAAACGGTCCATGGGTAGCAATGAATGCTTCTCAAGAAGTAATTCAAGACATCATTGGTGCTTCCGTTGAAGGCGGAGTTGGCTTAACAAGAACATACGTTGACTCAACTGGAGTCACAACAATAGATTTAGATAACACAGCAGTAACAGCAGGATCTTATGGTTCCTCAACACAAATTCCTACTTTCACAGTAGATGCCCAAGGTCGTTTGACTGCAGCATCAACAGTAACAGTGGCAACAAATCTTTCAATTGCTGCAGATACTGGAACAGCTGATACAGTAAGTCTTTTAACAGACACATTTACAATTAGCGGTGGCGAAGGAATTGACACTGCCGTAACAAATAATACAATTACAATATCTGGAGAAGATGCAACTACCACTAATAAGGGTATTGCCTCATTTGCAGATGCAGACTTTACGGTAACAACTGGCGCAGTAACAATTAAGAACGTTAACCTTGCTACACAGACAACTGGAAACTATATTGCAACTATTGCTGGAACAGCAAATGAAGTTGAAGTTTCAGGTTCAGGTTCAGAAAACTCTGCAGTAACAATTGGTCTTCCAAATGACGTAACAATCACTAACAACCTTACAGTTGGCGGTAACTTAAACGTAACTGGAACAATCAACTCAGTAAACACCACTCAGGTAAATATTGTTGATAACAAGATTAATCTTAATACAGACTTTACAGGAACTCCAACAGCAGATGCTGGTGTCCGTGTAGAGCGTGGAACCTCTGCAGACGTAGAAGTACTATGGAATGAAACAAACGATAACTGGACACTTACAAATGATGGTACAAATTACCACGCAATTACACGCAAGTTTACCTCAACTGTTGGTAATGGATCATTAACTCAGATTCCAGTAACACACAATTTGGGATCTAGAACAGTAGTTGTAAATGTTTATGATTCAGCAACATATGACACCGTAGAGTGTGATGTTGTTAGAACTTCAACAACTGTTGTAACACTAGGATTTACAGTCGCACCAGCAGCTGGAGCATATACGGTAGTAATTATAGGTTAAGGGGGCAGTAAATGTCTGTAAAAAGATTAGTCCCTCTTAATGCAGTAGAGCTATCCACAGACCCAACGGGTGCACGTCGTGGAGACATTTATTATAATACTGCTGTAGAAGAACTTAGAGTATATGATGGCGTGTCCTGGACTCCAATATCAGGATTAGCAGACCATCTTCATACGTACGACGGTGCAATTTATTCAGTGGGCAATATAACCTATCCAATGGATCCTGTAATCGATGGCGGCACTCCATAATGGCTACTAATTACCCTAACTCATTAGATAACTTTACAAATCCAACTTCTGCCAGCCCAATAAATAGTCCATCTCATTCAGAACAACATGCAAATGCTAATGATGCAATTGAAGCTATTGAGGGTGAATTAGGAACTAACCCAAAGGGTGCAAAGGCAACAGTTAAAGCTCGTCTTGATGATGTTGATACTGCGATTGCTACCAAGGCTCCCATTGCTTCCCCTACATTTACTGGCACAGTAACAATTCCATCAGGTTCAGCAATTACTGGTGTTCCTTATCTTGCTACTGCCAATACTTTTACTGGTGGAGTGCAGCAGATTACAACTGCTAGTGCCTCAACTAAAGGTTTAATTATTAAAGCCGACGCATCTCAATCAGTGAACCTTCTTGAATTTCAAAACTCAATTGGAAATCCTATAACATATTTTAATTCAAACGGAGGATTAACAGCAACCGCAGTAGTTGCTTCAACACTGTATTCAGGTGGGTTTTTAACTACAGGAACTCTTGGGTACCACAACGCAACAACATTTGCCCCATCAGTAATACCAATTGTAGTTCGTGGTACTACTTCTCAAACCGCCAACCTAACCCAATGGCAAAATAGTGCGGGTGCAGTCCAAGCAAGTGTTGCATCAAACGGCGATTTTACAAATAATGGTATTTTTACGGTCTATGGTCGATTTGGTGGCGCATCTTTTACTGACGCTGCTGCCCTACGAGTAAACGGGTATAGTACTGCTGTCCCAACCGCTGTTATCAAAGCAATAGCCTCACAAACTGCCAACTTGCAAGAATGGCAAGACAGTGCGGGAACAGTTGCAGCGAGTATAAATTCAGGTGGAAGTTTAAGTCTTTCTAGAAGTCTATACACAAGCGCATCACTAGGAGTTTGGGCTTCTGTAAATGCCGACCCTCAAGGTGGCTCTACTGGAAATGCACTAACTGTTCAAACATACAACACCACAAGTAAAGGTATTGTAATTGTAGGACAAGCCTCACAAACCGCTAACCTTCAGGAATGGCAGAATAATAGTGGTACGGTGTTGGCTAAGGTTGCGGCAGACGGGCAATTATCTGTTGGTAGTGGCACATCAAATTATCTAAGCACTTATGATGCTTATGGAAACATTACATCAAGAACTGCTGGAACTAATTATAGCGCAAATATAAGTGTACTTACTGGTGCAACTGGTTATATTGGTATGGTCATTCGTGGGCAATCAGGTCAAACTGCCAACTTACAGGAGTGGCAGAATAATAGTGGTTCTGTAATAACAAAAGTTGGCTCTAGTGGTGGAATAGATACAACAGTGCAACTTTCTGCAAGAAGCGCCTTAACAGCAGGAACAGATAATTATTTATCTGCTTCCTTAAGCGTAATTCCTCTTAATGCATCAGTAGTTGGACAAGTTATTCGTGGATTTGCCTCCCAAACTGCCAATCTGCAAGAATGGCAAAACAGTTCTGGTACAGTACTTTCAAATATTACAAGTTTTGGTGGAGCAAGATTATATGATTTAGGAATTAAAGGAGGCCCAGAAGGAATTGGTTGGGTATACTTTGGTAATGATAATACTTCAACTAAAAATGTTGTTGTAAGAGGATTTGCTTCACAAACCGCTAACTTGCAAGAGTGGCAGAACAGTGCTGGTACCGCTTTGACATCGGTTTCACCTACTGGTAAATTAACAATAACAAATACTTCGGCTTCTGCCGCTTTGTTTGAAGTGCTTGGCGCTGGCGGAGGTCAATTTGTTATTTCTCAAAATGCAGGAATTTCAACCAATGGAGGATTCCAATCTATTGGAGCTGCATCATATTTTGGTGGATATGGCGGAGCTTCAAATGTTGTGTTATATGTTGGTGGTGCATCTGGGCAAACTGGTGATTTACAAAGATGGACAAACTTTGCTGGTACTACACTAGCAAAAATTTCATCTGCTGGCAGACTAGTTGTAGCAGATGATGGAGAAGTTTCATCATCACAAATTCTTACTTCAATCGCATCGCCTTCAATAACTACCACTTCAACTGCAAACAACTACGGACTTACTATATCTGGTTCTAACGCTTCAACAGGTTCTAATGTCGGAATGTCATTTTCCGCCTGGGGCAGTCTTGGATTCAATGGCGTTGCGGTACCAGGGGCAGCAGTATGGTTCACAAGAACGGGCGGTTTCTCACAGGGCTATCTTTCTTTTTTAACTAGAACTGGCGGCGCTCAAACCAGCCCACTGGCTGAAAGAATGCGTGTTGGTGAAACTGGCACTATAACAATTGCTGGATTTACCGATAGTTCTATCGGCCTAATCATCAAAGGCGCAGCCTCACAAACTGCAGACCTACAACAATGGCAGAACAGTGCTGGTACTGTGCTGGCAAAAGTTAACGCAACTGGCCAATTTATTGCAGTTGGAGATAATTTAAATAATTTTCAATCAATAGGTACGTCAAGTACTTTATATAATGGATTTACAGTAACTACAAATACAAACGCAGCAAATTATGTAATGGGAACTGCGGGTGCTTCTGAAACAGCATTTAGTGTTGCTAACTCTTTTTATATTTATGATGGCATTGCAGGTGTTATGCGCCTTCGTATTAATCCAAGCGGACTTGTGGGAATTAATGCTGTACCAACATCACAGTTGCAAATTAACAATGCAACCGCAGCCAATGTTGGCCTAATCGTCAAAGGCGCTGCCTCACAATCTGCCAATCTGCAAGAATGGCAAAATATTGCTGGAACTGTAGTTGCAAGCGTTTCTTCGGGTGGTGGGGGAACTTTTAACGCATTAACTTTAACTTCAGGTAATGGTACTTTCACAAGTCCAGGCTGGTCTGGTTTTGGTACTTTTGGACCATCGGGTGGTACATCAGGAGTAACATTAGGTATCAGCCCATACATTGCTACAAATACTGCACTTGTTGTAAGAGGCTTTGCATCTCAAACAGCCAATCTTCAAGAGTGGCAGAATTCTGCTTTTACAATGCTGGGTTCACTAAGCGCCAACGGACAACTTTACGTGTATGAAAATGCTGCTAGTGGAACTGGAAATGCTCTTGATATTAATCAAGGTTCAGGGGCTCGCAGAATGATATTTGGCTCAGGCGGATTAAATACTAATTCAACCGCAACAATTGGAAGTGGTGTGTGGAATGGAATTGCACAATTAGAAACTTACTCGGGTGCTACTAGTCGTGTTGGACTTCTAGTTCGTGGCATAGCCTCACAAACTGCAGACCTACAGCAATGGCAGAACAATGCTGGTACTGTATTAACAAACATATCTTCAACAGGTAAGTTAACCTCTGCAGTTGATGCAAGTATTAATGGAATGACAATTGGTTTGGGTGGCGGAAATCTAAGTAGTAATATTGCTTTAGGTGGTTCTGCTCTTTTATCTAATACAACAGGTGCTAGCAACACCTCAATAGGTGCTGCAGCATTATATGCAAATACAACTGGCAGCTCCAATATTGCTATTGGTCTTGAAGCGTTAAATAATAATATAGTTGGTAATTACAATACAGCAATTGGTGTCCAGTCTTTAAAAAGTTCTAATACTTCAACTGCAAATTACAATGTTGCTATTGGACTACAGTCTATGTTTTATAATACATCTGGCGGCGCTAATACTGCAATTGGTCCAGTTTCTCTTCTTAGTAATACATCGGGCAACGCCAATATTGCAATAGGATATGCCGCATTATATAGTAATACTAGTGGATATAATAATACAGCAATTGGCTCACAGGCTGGTAATTCAAATGTAACTGGTATTCAAAACGTATTTATTGGATACAACGCAGGCTACAATGAAACAGGTTCAAACAAACTTTATATTGCTAATAGCAATACCGCCACCCCTCTTATCGGTGGAGATTTTTCTGCTAAAACTTTAACCGTTGCAGGTAGTGCATCTATTATTTCACAAGATGCTTCATCTAGCGTTTTACTTGTAAAAGCCGCCGCATCACAGGCTGGTAGTATAATTCAATGGCAAAATTCTAGCGGGTCTACTATTGGAGAAATTAATAATCAAGGTATATTTAGAAATACATATAATTATGTTCAAAATCTTCAAGGTCTAGGCGGAGGTAGTGGACTTTATCTTAATGATGTTACGACTACTGCATTTAACGCAAATCCAGCTCATTTAGTATTTAAAGTTCAAGGCTTCGCCTCTCAAACCGCAGACTTACAACAATGGCAGAACTCTGCTGGAACTGTACTGGCAAATATAAAATCAGACGGTGTTATTGCTATTGGTGGAACCCCAGGAACAAACGTAAAAGCATATATTGAAGAAAGTTATACGGGAAATAGTGGAGCAAATACTGGACTAAGAGTTCGTGGAACTGGATCTTCTTCAAGTAATTGGAAAGGTAGAATAATTGCTGGTGGCGATACTGTCGCATTTTTAATGGGTGAATATAATTCACAGGCTTGGCTAGGTGGTCATAATGCCGCATTAAATGCCTGGGCGCCATTTTATATTAATCCAGACGGCACACAGGACCTATATCTTGGAAATACGGGTGTTGGTGGATCAACTCCAATAGTAACAATTAAAAATTCAAATGGTTTCGTAGGAATTGGCACTTCAAGTGCTACAGCAAAACTTCATATTATTAATACTTCTGCATCCGCACAAGGTGTAATTGTCAAGGGTGCTGCTTCACAAACCGCAGACCTAATCCAATGGCAGAATAGTGATGGTACCGTCCTTTCATCTATTTCCTCAAGCGGTAATTTTTCTGCTAAAGGATTGTCTGTTTCTAGCGTAACAAATACAACAAATGCTGGAACATTTTATAATGCAGCGGGAACAATAGTCTTTAATGTAGATACATCTCTTAATCAAGTAAATATTGGCGGGGGTCTTAGCGGCATAGCGAATAATTTTGGATCATCATGGGGATACGATAGTTCTGCAAATGCTGGATTTATAACATTCCAGACAGGAGCACTTGGCGGGGACTCTCTTGCAATGAGAAGAACTAACCATGTTGCTTCTGGAGATTATACAATATCAACGCTAGGCAATATGAGATTAAGCACAGCTATCGGTAAAAACTTTAATTTTAATAATGGAAATATTGGAGTTGCAACAACAGCAATTGGGACAAATAATAAGTTAATTGTTAATCCTTATTCTACAGTTGATAACCTAGCAACAGTTCAAATAAATACTAATTCTGTTACAAATAAGGGATTAGTTGTTCAGGGTATAGCATCCCAAACCGCAAACTTACAGGAATGGCAGAATAGTACTGGTAGTGTACTTGCGTATGTTGATTGTTTTGGCGGACTTCGTGGGTATATTGTTCAAGCACCTGCTGGGGCAGCCCCATATATAGCACTTGGCGTTCTTGGAGATACTAACGCTGTAACTATTTTAGGTGGTGCTGCTGATAATAAAGGTTTAGTAGTTCGTGGTGCAGCCTCCCAAACCGCCAACCTTCAAGAATGGCAGAGCTCTACTGGAACCGTATTAAATGCAATAAATTCATACGGTTCCTTTATTGGTGGACAATTTGATATTAACGGAAACTTAACAAACGTTTTATATACTGGTGCCATTAGAAACTTATTTGCTGGAAATGCATACGGATCGTCAGATACAGATGAACCTAAATTATCTTTGTTTGGAAAAACTGGACAAACAAGCAATTTTATTGATATAAAATCTATTGGTGGTGGATCTGGAAAGATATTGTTATCTATTACTTCAGATGGATCTATCAAGGGTGGAAATTCTTCTACAATTTCTGTAAATACCGCCACAACTGTTGATACAGTTGCAATTTCATCATTTACTACAATTGAATATACAATTTCAATTAAGCAAGGTTCAAAAGTTAGAAGCTCAAAGGTTCTTGTCCACACCGACGGAACCTCAATAGACTCTACAGAATACGGAATTATAGAAATGGGGGGAGGAATCACAGGAATCCTAGTAACAGCATCAGTATCTAGCACAAATAGCATACTTCAAGTAACAATTACAGATGCGGCTACTACAAATGCCACAATTAAACTAATTAAAACAATGTTATAATTAAGTTATCTATTATGGGGAAATGTGAACCAATATGAGCGATAAAAATTTTAAAGTAAAAAATGGTCTAGATGCCGTCGGCCCTATAACTATATCTCCATCAAGTAATTCTATAGATGGCATAGTAATTAATACACAAGTAGGCGGAAAAGCAATTCGTTTTATACGTGTTGGAACTGGTGAAGTAGCATCGATAGATGAATGGGGCACATATAGCAGTAATGGGATAAACATTGTACAGCCTTGGTATGTAAGAAATCCAGGAATAGAATCACAATCATTTTTTTGGGTGGCATCTGGCGCAAGATCAGCAGCAGGATTTGCAGGAACTAACTCTGGAACTAACCCAGTAATATATATATCACAAAATGGTTCTGCAGCTAATGACTTAACTCAATGGATAAAATCAGATAATACAGTTTTAGCTAAAGTGGACTACCTTGGTAATATTACAGCAAATGATTTGACACTGGCTGGAAATTTAACTGTAAATGGAACTACAACAAATCTTAATTCTACTAATCTTATTATAGAAGATAAAAATATTATTATTGCAGATGTTGCAACACCTACTAATACTACCGCCGATGGGGCGGGCATTACAATAAAAGGTGCTACAGATAAAACATTTAACTGGGTACAATCAACGGGAAGATTTACATCATCAGAACCAATTCAATCTTCAGCATTTGTTTCAACATATGTTTATGCCTCTCAAATAGGTAGCACAGTAATTGGAACCGCAACACTAAATACAAATTCAGATACGGGTGGGGTTTTAATAAATACTGCTGGTGTAGCAAATAAGGGTTTGATTGTTCGTGGTGCAGCCTCACAAACTGCAGACCTGCAACAGTGGCAGAATAGTGATGGTACGGTGCTAACTCGTGTTGATAGTGCGGGTGAATTAACCGCAACCCAATTAAAATCTTCTGGAGATATTAGAATACAGTCAGGTAGTAATTTATTTGAAAGTAGCAATACTGGGCCATATTTGAATTTTGGTTCAAGTGCTTTAACTGTAAATCATAGAGGAGTTACTACTACTACTTCATTTATTGTTAAAGGAATGGCCTCACAAACTGCTAATCTACAAGAATGGCAAAACTCTGCAGGGACTATATTGCCAAGCATTGGTCCAAATGGAACAATGACTTTGAAGTCTGTAAATTCAGCCAATATTGCTACATTCTATAATGGAACAAATGGTTACGGTGCTGGAGGTATAACCTATAATGGATTATTTAATATAAATGGCGCAAATATGGGATTCCCATACACATCTACTGGAGCAACACTAAATGTAAATGCAGGAGCATCAAACATTATTCCATTAACAGTAAAAGGAGTTGCTTCTCAAACTGCAGACCTACAACAGTGGCAGAATAGTGCTGGTACTGTACTTGCAAAGATTGATTCAAGTGGAAATTGGCAAAATAGCATTCAAACTAACACGACTTTGTATACACAATCAGTTAATTCAGGTTCTTTGTCGTTTGCTGGTGTCTCCTATAACGGTATTTCAAACCCTACAGGCGTAACAACATTACCTACCCTTGTTGTTAAAGCAATAGGTTCACAGTCTGCAGACTTACAACAATGGCAAAACTCTGCAGGTACGGTACTTGCTAAGGTAACGGCTGCTGGTGATATAAATATTGATATTAGCCAAGGTGGGTCATTTCATGCTCAAGCATCAGGTGGACAAGTTGGCGATTACAATCTTATTAAAATGTCACAGACATCTACTCAGAAAACTACTTTATTAACTACTGTAGTCAGTGGTGGTAATACTGAATTTTCCGTAAAAACTCTTATTGGTTCTCTAACTACAACTTTAAAAATTGATAAAGACAGCCTTGTCGGTATTGGTAAAAATAATACTTCCCCATTGGCGCAAATAGATGTTCGCCCTCAATCAGCGTCAACTATTGGTGCAATCATTCGTGGCGCAGAATCTCAGTCTGTTAATTTAACTGAATGGCAAGGTTCTGGGGGTAACTCTACTACTGTAATAGACCCATATGGGGCAGTATACGTATCAGACACAGTAATGGTTGGACCTAAAACTAGTTGGGCAGGCGATAGATTTGCTACAGGCGGATTAACTATTGTAAACAGAGGCGGGGCTTCTGCTATACCGTTTGGTGTTCGTGGTGCAGTATCACAAACAGCAGATTTAACTCAATGGCAAGACAGTGCTGGAAGTGTATTGGCTAAGGTAAACACTAATGGTGTATTCCATACCTTTGGGTCTGTTTATACTCCTTATATTCAACCAGCATCACCAACTGGAGTTAACGCATTTATTGCATTAGACAATACAACCGTTCTCATAGATGGTTGGTCCGCATCTACTGTAAAACTCACCGTAAAAGGTTATACCTCACAATCTGCCAACCTTCAGGAGTGGAAAAATAGTGCTGGTACTGTACTTACATCCATTTCTTCAACAGGTAAATTAACTTCTGCTGTTGATGCAAGTATTAACGGAGTTGCGTTTGGTTTAGGTAGTAGCGGTAGCGCATCAAGAAATATTGCAATAGGTCTTGCTGCTGGCGAATCATTTGGCGGTAATGACCAGAACCTTGCAATTGGATATTCAGCAGGTCGATACAATTATGGCGCAAACAATGTACTTATTGGCGATGGCGCTGGTATTTATAATGGCGGCGGTGGTGGAAGTAATAATACTTATTTAGGAGTTCAAGCAGGTTATAGTGGCGCTGGTGCTAGCAATGTGATGATTGGTTATCAGGCTGGTATAAATACTGCTGGTAATAATAAATTAGTAATATCTAACTCATCAACCGCCACCCCTCTTATCGGTGGAGATTTTTCTGCTAAAACTTTAACCATTGCAGGTAATGCATCTATTATTTCACAAGCAACTGGAACTGTTGGCTTAATTGTAAAGGCAATAGCCTCCCAAACTGCAAACTTACAACAGTGGCAGAATAGTGATGGAGGCGTACTTGCTTATGTTTCTAACGATGGAACATTTCAAAATACTGGTGATATAAATTCTGGATCTACAATAAGACTTGGAAGTGGAGCAAGTTCTGCTGGTGGATATCCAGTATTTGCAATAAAAAATGCAACTGTTGCTCCAACTTCAAATCCTACAAATGGTGGAGTTATTTATGTTGAATCTGGATCATTAAAATATAGAGGTCAAGGTGGTGCAATAACTACAATTGCAGCATCTACATTGGATGATCAAGAAGATATAGAAAATTCAGAAGTACAATTAATTCAATATGGTGCAGAAGGTTCTGTTCTACAAAATCTTCCAACAAGAATACATCCTGCAGAGCAATTATTAAAAGAATCTGTTCTTTGGTTAGATCCCGCCCATTCATCTGCTGGATCACAAACAATTCAAAACTTAGGTTGGGGCGGTACAGCATTAAATGCAACAGCAGGAGCAAATACAAGCGTATCAACAGATGAACCTAAATACCTTTCATGGGAAGGTGAAAATTATATTTATGCCACTGGAGAAACTGGAAACTTTATGATGTCTTCAGCATCCACATCTTTAGGAATGACAACATCATCAGATTTAGATATGCGTGTAAAAGTATCTTTAGATGTATTAAGTGGAAGAGACCAAATGCTTATGAGTACTTGGTGGTATAGATTACATTTAACATCTTCAGGGTATGTAGGTCTATCATGGAATGATAATACAACATTTAATAATATTTATTCAAGCAATTTATTGTCTTCTGCAGCCACCGTTGGCCAAGAAATATGGATAAGAGGAACATTAAAATTAAATAATGGATCAGGAGTATCGGAAGTTAAATTTTATACATCAAAAGATGGAACAACATGGACACAGTTAGGATCTACATATAATGGCGCATCAACATCTATACTTGGTGCGGGCGGTAGATCATTATCGGTAGAAGTAGGCTCTCTAGACGGTGGAGTAGCGGGTGTATCATCTGGAAAAATATACAGAGCTCAAGTTTTACAAGGCGTGGACGGGGTTGTAGTATTTGATTGCGATACATCGTTAGTTTCATCAGGATCATCAACTACATTTAATGCTTTAACTGGCCACATAATGACAATAACAAGAAATACTGTAGGAAGAAAAATGGTTGCAGTAACTCATCCATTATGGTTATTTGGCACAGATGATTATTTAAAGATTGCAGATAACAATTTACTAGACTTTACAACAAATCAACCATTTACAATATTTTTATCTGTAAGAGAATTTGCATCAACTGGTGGAAACAAAATATTATTGGGTAAAGGAATTTATGGTGGGTGGCAAGGATATACTATAACATCTGGAGATAGCCTGACACAATTATATTTTTCTGGACCACAAGCAAACATTTCATACTATTATTCAGCTAATTTAGGAAAATCTACAACATCAAGAAATTATTTTTATGGAAGATCTGCTACAAATACATTTTCATATTTAAATAATAATTTAATTGGAGGTGCAGAAGAAGTTTCTCCACAGTTTGATACATCAAATGCTTATAATCTTTATTTAGGCAGGGCAGAAAATGGTCAATACTCTAATATGGAATTATTTGGAGTTGCAATATGGAGAAGAGCTTTAACAGCCGCTGAAATTGCAACCGTATCTAGGTATTATGAAGGAAGGGCTATATAATGGTAAAATATGAGGTAGTGATATGACAAAAGAATCTATAGTTCCGCAAACAATTACATTAAACAATGCTTATGCACCAGGCTTAATTATCAAGGGTGCACTATCTCAATCTGCAAATTTGCAGGAATGGCAGGTTTCAGATGGTACAGTAATTGCTTCTATATCTAGAACTTCTTCATCTAATAATTCAGCTAATTTTCTTATTGGTGGCGGACCCGATTGGAAAATAGGGTCAAACGAATTAATATTTGGTCGGTCTGGTGGAACATCATATATTAATCATCCAACTGATTTTTATTTGCAATCCGTATACGGCGGTAAATTAATTGTTAAAGGCCCATCAGGTCAAACTGCCAATCTTCAAGAATGGCAGAACAGCGCTGGTACTGTGTTGGCTAAAGTAACAAGTGCTGGTAATATATTTTCAGCAAATAACTTTGAATCTCTTTCAAGCGATATTTATATAAAAAATACTTCAGGGCAAGTTTTTAGATCTGTAAGAGCAGGGGCTTGGACAGACTCAGCAGACGCTTTATTTTTTCAAGTCGGAGCAAATAGCGATAGAATTGCATTTACCGCAAATGTTGGAACCACCGCTACAAGAATGTTATTTGCTAGCACATTTACAACTATATCAAATTATTCATATAATACTACTCCAGTTCCCACTGCTGTCACAAATCTTTTAAGTTCTACGGACGCTGTTGTTTTAAAGGTTCAAGGCTCATCCTCACAAACTGCCAACCTGCAGGAATGGCAGGATAGTTCGGGAGCAAACCTTGCACTTATTGCAAGCGGTGGATTCTTTCACGGCACAGGTTTTCGTATTAAGCAAAATGCAAACTCTACAATTTCAAGCGCTCAGGGTTCTATCGAAATTCAAGGGTCTACAGTAAGGGGTTTGGTAATTGTTGGCGCTACATCACAATCTGCTCACCTTCAAGAGTGGCAGAACAGCGCTGGAACGGTACTTGCAATTGTAAACTCAACAGGCGAAATTCGTGCACCTTTATTTGGTTCAGTATCATCTGGCAAGGCATTGCTATATACATCAGCATCCGCAACAAATGAGTTTAGAATAGATACAAATGGTTCAACAAACAAAGGTTTAGTAATCCGAGCCGCAGCCTCTCAAACCGCCAACATTCAGGAGTGGCAAAGCAGTGCAGGAACAGTTTTAAGCTACATTAACAATGTAGGGGCTGCTAACTTTGTTAGAGCAGGAATTGGTGGGGCTACACCTGGAACAACTGCTCTTTTTGTCACTGCTACAAGTGCATCTGGTATAGGCGTTATTGCTAGAGCCGCAGCCTCTCAAACCGCCAACATTCAGGAGTGGCAAATCACAGATGGAACTGTCCGTTCTTTTATTAACCCTATTGGAAGAATGGGTGTTCGCTTAAGCGAATTAGCAGTCGGAACTGAAAGCCTTTCCGTAGGAACAGTCAATACAACAGATATTGGAATTGTAGTCAGAGGCGTCGCCTCACAAACTGCCAACCTACAGGAATGGCAGAATAGTGTTGGAACTGTATTAACATCCATCTCCTCAACTGGTAAGTTAACCTCCGCTGTTGATGCAAGCATTAATGGTGTTGTTATTGGTATGGGTGCTGGCTCGGCCTCAACTAATACAGCTGTTGGACTTAACTCACTTGTTTCAAATACTACTGGTATTTCCAATACTGCATTTGGAAATCAATCTCTTCAACTTAATACATCTGGAACTCAAAATACTGCATTTGGTCAAGGTGCATTATACAACAATAGAACTGGTTGGTATAACACCGCATTTGGTCAAGGTGCATTACAAAACAGTAATTATGCATATAGCAATACTGCAATTGGCGTTGCTGCAATGATAACTAATGTTTCTGGAGGTGGCAACACAGCAGTTGGAATTCAAAGTTTACTATCAAATCTTTCAGGCGGTAATAATGTAGGACTTGGCAGTAATGCTGGATTTTCAAATTCAACTGGTTCTGGTAATATTTTCTTAGGAAATGACTCAGGATATTATGAAACAGGTTCAAACAAACTTTATATAGCAAATACTAATACGACTACCCCTCTTATAGGTGGAGACTTCTCTGCTAAGACCTTAACTATTGCTGGTAATGCAACTATAATTTCACAAGCAACTGGAACTGTTGGATTGATTGTAAAGGCAATAGCCTCTCAAACTTCAAATGTCTTTGAAGTTCAAAACTCAAGCGGCTCAACGCAATTATCGGTTAATCAATTTGGTGTTACTAGAGCATTGGCTGGCGGTTACATAACAACAAACTCGGCGTCAGGTGTTGTTCTGTACGTTGATGGAGTGGCATCACAAACCGCAAACCTTCAAGAATGGCGGAATAGTGCTGCGACTGTGTTGGCAAAGGTTGATAAAGATGGCAACTTTAGCAATGTTGCAGCATTTGGAAGTGTTAACGCCATGTCAGTTAGCGCAATAGGCGGGAATATAACAACAACTTACGGATTTTATAGTAATCTTTCTGCTTCAACAGATGCAGGTGTAGCAGTTCAACCTTGGGGAGCAAATATTCGAGGAGCACTTGTTAAAGGTTTTACTTCACAGACAGCAGACCTACATCAGTGGCAGAACTCTGCGGGAACGGTACTTGTAAAAATTGCTGCAGACGGAGCAACTAGTTTCCCAGGTGGAAATGTTGATATTCATGCAGGTGGAAATTTTACAGTCAGAGCCTCTGGTGCTACTGCTTGGTATCAAAATGCATCAGCATTAATTGGAACAGGATATGCAGGAGGAATTGGTTTAATAGTTCGTGGTAGTGGTTCCCAAACCGCAGACTTGCAACAATGGCAATCTAGTGCTGGAACTGTAATTGCAAAGGTAGATACATACGGATATATAACTTCAAACGGTGCAATACTTCCTAGCGGCAATGGTTCTTTTGAGTCCGCCTACGGTGGAGCATTTATGGCTATGAAAAAAGTAACTTCTGCCGTAGCCAACCCCGTAGCAGATGTTGCTAGAATGTATTTGGTTGCTGGAACAAACGCTGGCACACTAAAATTAGTTATAAAGGCAGGCGCAGCAGGAGCAGAAACCACTATATTAGATAATATTCCTCAGTCTTAACCTATTGCCTGATAAGCGATATTTTGATATACTAATGATATTCCGCAGATAACTCTGCGGTTTTACGTAAAACCTAAAGGAGAAACAAACTATGGCAATTGACTACTCAGGCCTACTAACGGATGAGCAAAAACGTTCAATCTTGTCACAAAGATTGACACAGTTTGCCGCAGAAGCATATCAGCACGAGATCAATAAAAAGGTCGCTGATGATTCAGACAATGAAGAGGGCGTTAAGGCAGCAAACGATGCTCTTGCAATTCTTGATTCAGCAATTACAGTTCACCAAACTGAAATAGCTAAGCTTCCTGCACCAGCAGCAGCAGAATAACTAATATCATTTAGCATAGGCCTTCGGGCCTATGCTAAATATATATTACATGTCATAAAATAAGAGTGTGAGAAAATGTCCAGTAAAATTCTACTAAGAAGAGGTACGGCGGCTGAATGGTCTTCAGCTAACCCAATCTTGGGAACTGGCGAACTTGGAATAGAAACAGATACACTTAAAATAAAAATTGGTAATGGATCTAGCACATGGTCACAATTATCTAGTTACGCAAACGTAACCCCAGCACAATTAACTTCTCAAATAAATAGTCTTATAAGCGCAGCCCCTGCAACCCTTGATACATTAAATGAGTTAGCGGCGGCAATAAATAATGATGCTTCATTTTCAACTACAGTAAATAATCTTTTAACAGGTAAAGTATCTAAATCAGGTGGAGATACAATTACAGCAAGTACAGCATCCACGGTTGGTTTAATCGTCAAAGGCGCAGCCTCCCAAACCGCAGACTTACAACAATGGCAGAACTCGGCTGGAGAAGTTCAGGTAAGCATAAAGCCAACATCTAATCTTACAAATGTTTTAAAGTTTACAGAGCAATACTCTTTTGCAATAAATTGGGGAAATGAAGCAATACTTTCAACTTCTAGCGGGGAACTTGTTGTATCTCCTTATGGGCCAGACCGTGCCGCATTAATTGTCAAAGGTAAAGCCTCTCAAACTGACAATCTGCAGGAATGGCAGAATAGTTCTGGTACTGTGTTGGCATCAGTATCATCAGTTGGAAACTTTTATGTCGGTAATACATTTAGCAACTTTGGTGGACAAACAATAAATGGTGGATATGTAACCATTGCTGGTTCACTTCCAGCAATAAAACCGCTTCTTATTAGAGGGGCTGCTTCACAAACCGCTAATCTTCAAGAGTGGCAGAGATCCGATGGAGCAATTTTGTCTTCTGTATCGTCAGACGGAACAACAACCCTAGGATCAATGCAGATAACAGCAGGCACACATAAAGCATACGGTCCATTTGAAATATTAAATAATGCAGCTGGAAACAGTATATTTAGTGTAATTGGATCTAGCCAAGGCGCATACGGATCATTAACAATTGGAATAAAAAATACAGATAATGCAAACAATAGAAATTGGCGGCTACTTGTCGGCGGAGGCGGATTTGCTGGACAATCAGGTAATTATATAGGAGAAGGAGGTCTAGTATTTACAGAAAATAATCCAAACGATTCTTCATCAGCAGATCGTGCAGGATTTAGAAGAGGTGGACAGTTTGCTCTAGGTGGACTTAACACATACTCTGCTTCATTATCTGTTACCCCATTATCAACATCTACTATAGGACAAGTAATTCGTGCTAATGCCTCACAAACCGCCAACCTGCAAGAATGGCAACAATCTGATGGTTCTGCTACATATATTATTGATGCTAATGGTCATATGTATGCTAGCGGCTCAAGAGGATTATATTTAAATACAGGGTTTATAGGAGATACAAGGTTTGCTGTAGCATCAAATGGTGCCTCACAAATTGGTATGATAATAAGAGGCAGTGGTTCTCAAACAGCAAATCTTACAGAATGGCGTAATGGCAGTGATGCTGTACTTGCTAAAGTAGATTCTGCAGGAAGTATTACAGCCACAAATTATAACCTTTCAAATTCTTTATATAATATTAAAAAAACACTTAAAAAAACTATTGATCCTGCCCAAAATGCAATAGCAGGAAACACATATGATTTGTTTCAAATACAATTTTCATCATCACTACAAGGAATATTTACAATGCAGGTAAGCATAAGAAATGGAGGGTATGGACAAAGTATGTCTTATACTCTCCCAGTCACCTATGTTATGGACTGGTTATCTCAATATGGAATAACAAACCCATTTACAGATTCAAGTACATGGGTAGATTTAACACCAATTACATTTGCTCCAAGACATTTAATGACAAATGATTATTTAAAATTCCAGGCTAGGGTAAATAACAACACAATATTCTTTAGAATTAAGTTAACTGGACAATTAACATCTAACCCACTATTTGATGTATATATTCAGCATAGCGAAGAGTTTGCAAATTCTACGGTTACAGAATTATCCTCAACTGGAACAGATTTTACAACATCAGGTGTATTGCCTAACTTTTTATCATCAAAAGCTGGAACAACTGCAATATTTAACCCGCTTACAATTACATCAAGTGTTGCAGCAAATGTTCCTTTAATTGCCAAAGGAGCTGCTTCTCAAACTGGAGATTTAACTCAATGGCAAAACTCTGTTGGTACGGTGCTCTCTGTAGTTGATAGCGCAGGAAGAATAGTACTTGGTCGTGGCTCACAATTAGCATCGGCTACATTTACTATTCAAGGAAACACTTCAACCTATAGCCCAGATAACACTTCAGCATTAGCAAATAGAATTATTTTCCTTCGTGGTAATACGGGTGGAAATTTAATGGCGTTAACATCCAAGGGTGATGCTGCACAAGGTGTTGCGGCATTAGTAATAACTAATGGTGGATTCTCAACTGAAATAACTGGATTTGGTTATAACGGCAATATTTATACTAATCTTCAATCCGCATCTACTGTCGGCCTAACCATAAAAGGCGCAATATCTCAAACTGCAAACCTGCAAGAGTGGCAGAATAGTTCTGGTACGGTCTTGGCTAAGGTTGAATCTACTGGAATTTTTAATGTAAACAACATTGCAAACTCAACCCTGACTACCGCATTAGTTATGGATAATAGTGGTGTAGGAACGGGTACGGGAACGCAAATTATATTCCGATATGGCGGCGGTAATTATGCATCTATTTCTTCGGTATATTCAGGATCACCCACTGGTCCAGATATGATATTCAATGTTGGTTCAACTGGTGCGGCAAGAATGCGAATTGATAATAGAGGTACCGTAACTATCAATGGATTTCAGGCAGACGCACAAGGTCTAATCATCAAAGGGTTTGCATCTCAAACTGCAAACCTGCAAGAGTGGCAGAATAGTTTTGGAACTGTAACTTCTAAGATTAACTCAAGCGGGGACCTCGGAGTTAACTATATAACTTCAGTCATAGGCGGAGGTTCGCAACTTTCATTCACCAATAATGCTGAAATAACTGCTTATACAGACAATGCTGCTCGTAAGGTATTAGTAGTCAAAGCCTTTGCCTCACAAACAGCCAATCTAACAGAATGGCAGAATTCTAACGGTACTGTATTAGTTTCAATAAGTTCAGATGGTGTTATTAATAAAACTGGAACTACAAATATTGGCCCAGTTTTAACTTTTGCCAACCCAGGAGTTGGACAAGATACTAGATTTAATTTTACTAAGAGTAGCGATGCAGCATGGCTAAGCGTTGTTGAGAGATCTTCAGATAATACATATTATGAATTTGGTATGTCAGATAACCCAACAGGCGGAGATTATTTTCAATGGAAATTTGATAATTATGAATCAGCTGGACAAGGATGGATGCCTATTCAAATAGGTGCAATGGCAACAAGATTTACTTCAGCTGTTTCAAATTGGGGTTCATACTCTATACCAGCAAATACGCCTTTTACAACATTAAATGCATCAGCATCTTCAAGTACTGATTTTCAGGTTAATAAATATTTTCCAACAAATAATACTGCTCAAGTATTAAATAAAGATTCTGGATCAGGTACTGGAACTGTTACATTAAATGCACAGTCTTTTACAGGTACTGCAAGACTAGGGTACTGGATAACTATTGAATCAGGCGGAACAACATTTAGCTGGGGAAATGGATTTACTGCATCAACGCCAATTGCAACAGGGGTAGCAATAACAGGATCTGCACAAACCCTTAGCAATGGTGTTTCAATAACTCTTTCATTAACTAATCATGTGGCGGGAGACAGATGGTCATTCCTATGCTTCCCAAGACCAACAGTTGGAATAGGAGGAGACCCTCTATTAACTTCAATGCATACAGTTTATACTGCCGCTGCAGTTGTTGGAAGCATAATAAGAGCCGCAACTTCCCAGACCGCCAATCTTCAGGAATGGCAGGATTCTGCGGGGACTATTAGAAGCTACATTCAATCCGATGGAAGATTTGTTTCAACACTTCCAATTAGAACAAATTCTGTTGGAGCGGTTGGAGTTATTGACCAGACAATTGGGCAATTTACGATATTTACAGATAGCGCTACCAGAGTGGGATTAGGCATTAAAGGCGCTGCATCCCAAACTGCAGACCTGCAACAATGGCAGAACAGTGCAGGTACTGTAATGGCACATATAAATTCAATTGGAACCTTTACGAACCGTATGCAAATTTACGCAGATAATACTCAGAGCGGTTCCTTTTCGTTGGTTGCTCGTACAAATTATGGCACCGTTACTCCCGTATCAATTCAGGCTGCAGCCTCACAAACTGCAGACCTAACTCAATGGGTGAACAGTGCTAATACGGTGTTGGCAAGTATTTCAAGTAGTGGAAATTTGCTTGCAGGCGATATCAGTGTCGGAAATTCCAGCGCATACGGAGTTGGCTCTTTTGGTACTGGGTCTAACTCTATTCAGCAGTTATTAATTGCAAATGGGGCTGCTGGTAGAATCGGTCTGATTGTCAAAGGCGCTGCATCTCAGACTGCTAACCTGCAGGAATGGCAAAACTCTTCTGGTACTGTGTTGTCAAGAGTTGATTCAGGCGGAATTGGAAGATTTACATATTTTAGAATTGGCTCAACACTGGATGGTCTTTATACAACAAGCATATCTAATCCTGCTGCAAATTTAGCAGGTTTAGCAATTAGAGGCGCAGATGCACAAACTGCCAACTTAACCGAATGGCAGAATTCTGCTGGTACTGTGCTGGCTAAGGTGCAGTCAGGTGGAGAAATTTCATCTTTAGGTTTTATTTCTACATATAATTCCTATATGTACTCAGGTGATGCAACTGCAACTCCATTAAGAGTTATTGGTACAGCCTCACAAACTGGTGATTTACAGCGGTGGCAGAATAGTTCTGGAACTGTATTAACTAAAATAGAGTCGGGTGGAGCAGTTAATATCTCACCTACTTCAACGCCAAATGGTTACTCCCTTTATCTTATAGGTGCAGGCAGTAGTGGTATTGTAACAATGAAATCTACTGCTACAAGCGCACACGCTATTCAACTACAAAACTCTGCAAATACTGTTGTATTTAAGATGGACTTAGAAGGCAGGATTGTTCCATCTTCTGCATCAAGTATTGGACTAATTATTCGTGGCGCAGACTCTCAAACTGCAAACCTTCAGGAGTGGCAGGACAGTAGCGCAAATGTTTTGCTATCGGTGAGCGGTAATACGGCAAATATGGATGTTCGTACAATTGGTAATTTTTACTTAAGAACATCAAACAATAATTCTATAAATATACAGCCGTATGTAAGCGCTGGTGGACCAGCCGCAACATTTACTTACAATTCAATAGTACTTGGAACTCAGGCGCCAATAACCGCAGCATCCGCAACAGCGCAAGCCATAATTGTCAAAGGTTTTGCCTCACAAACAGCCAATCTTCAAGAGTGGCAAAACAGTTCTGGTACGGTGCTGGCTAGAGTAGATTCTAACGGAAGTATATACTCTGGTCTTAATTTATATGTTAGCAATGCTGCACTTTTTACAACCAGTGCATCAAATTACTATAATGCAACTGTAAGTATTGACTCACAGGGTGCTGCATATTCTGGTCTTGTTATTCGTGGTCGTGCCTCACAAACTGCAAACCTGCAAGAATGGCAGAATAACAGCGGAACCGTATTAGCTAAAATTACTGCATCTGGAGCATTAGATGTAACAGCAATTACTGTAAATGGCGCAGCAATTACAAGTACGCCTTCTACATCAGATGTAGAATTAATGAATATTATGGGAGCATACTAATATGCTATACTGTAAAGATAGGAGGAATAAATAATGGCAACAACAGTTAAGGCACTATTTAGAGGTGCAGCAACAACTAATACAGCTACTAATCTTTATGCAGTTCCCGCCGCAACAACGGCGGTGATTACAAATATTGTAGTAACAAATACTTCTGGATCCCTTCAAAATTACAGCCTATCTCTTGACGGAGTAAGTATTGCTACTACAGTCTCTATATCAGCAAACGATTCAGTTGTAATTGACATGAAGCAGGTTTTAGGGGCAACAAAAATTATTGCAGGCGGAGCTTCTGCAACATCTGTTAATATACATATCTCAGGAGTTGAAATAGCATAATGTTTGTAAAACGACTCAAAACAATAGGTGGTATATCTTCTTTAGCTAGATATGTAAGTACGTTAGCTGGAATTGATCGGTATGTTCCTACAACTAATTCTACTGCAGTATTCCTTCCAGTTGAAGCCAGTCCATATATGCAGGTGCAAAATTGGTTTAATGGGACTACTACTGGTTTTAATGGCAAATATGCAGACCCAGCAGTTTTACTGCCTTATTATTCAAGAGATTCTTCATGGAGCAGAGCCAAAGGGTACCTGTCAGTAGGATTTGACTTTTCCCCATATGTTAGAACATATACATTTAATGACTCAACAGGATTCGGATCTGCCTATTCAAATCCGTCAACGTTGCCAGCAGGACCAGTAAAAGGCATTGATTTACAAGTTGATTCTTCTCTTATTTTTATGGCACACGCCACAACTCCTTATATGTCAGGATATCCTTTTAGCACAGCTTCGGGATACGGAACTAAGTTTGCAGACCCAGCAACAACAATTGGAAGTAATGGAGTAGGAATTAAATATTTTAATGAAACGCTACTTGTTTCTTCGGATGTAACGGCACCATTTTTGCATGCTTATCAATTTTCAGCATTTACAGGTTTTGGAACAAAATATTCAAATCCTACAGGAGTAGGTAGTTATGGAGGATATTTTGCAGAAGCTCATCCATTAGGTAATGCGGTGGCATCAGGCCGTTTTAACCCTGACGTATATGCATGGTCAAAAGCAAATGGTTTTGGAACAAGATATACGGGTCCATCAGAATTTCCATCTGCATACTCTTTAGTTTTTTCTTCAACTGGAAATACAATATTAATGGGAGGTGATCAAACCCCATTTATATCTGCATATCCATTTACAGTTGGAGGTGGTTTTGGTTCAAAATTTAGTAATCCCGCTACTTTACCGACAACCACACCTTACTATAATAACGTTGCTTTTAGTTTTGGGGCACAAGCAGCAGCGATTACTTCAACTACGTCCCCATATGTTTATGCTTATCAATTTTCAGAATCTACAGGTTTTGGAACAAAATATTCAAATCCTGCGGGAACATTACGTGCAGTTGGATCCTTCGGCGGCGGAATTAATTTTAATTAAAAAAAATAGAAAAGGAGAAATAGCATCATGTTTATAAAACGACTTAAAACAATAGGCGGCACATCTTATTTGACTAGATATGTACATATGCTATCTGGTAATAATTCATATGTTCCTACAACTAACTCTACTGCAATCTTCCTTCCAGTTAGCGCCAGCCCATATATGCAGGTGCAAAATTGGTTTAATGGAACTACTACTGGCTTTAATAGCAAATATGCAGATCCAGCAGTTTTACCGCCTTCTTCTGTAAGGGACGCTTCGTGGAGCAGAGGCAAAGGATATCTATCTGTAGCGCATGGCTCTAGCCCATATTTTAGAACATATACATTTAATGATTCAACAGGATTTGGATCTGCCTATTCAAATCCGTCAACGCTACCAACAGGATCAGTAAATGGTATCGATTTACAAGTTGATGATTCTCTTATTTTTATGGCACATGATACAACTCCTTATATGTCAGGATATCCTTTTAGCACAGCTTCGGGATACGGAACTAAGTTTGCAGACCCAGCAACAACAATTGGAAGTAATGGAAAAGGAATTAAATATTTTAATGAAACATTATTTGTTAATTCAAATGCAACCCCGTATTTACATGCCTACCAATTTTCACTATCACCTTTATCGTATGGCACAAAGTATGCAGCCCCAACAACACTTGCAACATATGCAGGAGACTCTAACCCTGAAATACATCCTTCGGGAAATGCTGTAGCAACTGGTGGTATATCTGGTTCTTTTATATATGCATGGTCAAAAGCAAATGGTTTTGGAACAAAATACGCAGCGCCAACAGGTAACCCGTATGCATACGCTACATCTTTTTCTTCAACTGGAAACACAGCGGCTATTGGAGGACAAAATGGTTCATTTATACACGCCTATCCATTTACAATTGCAGGGGGGTTTGGTTCAAAATTTAGTAATCCTGCTACTTTACCGACATCGCCACCGTACTATAATAGCGTTGCTTTTAGTTATGATGCACAAACATTAGCAATTCTTACAACTGCGTCCCCATATGTCTATGCTTATAGTTTTTCAGAAACAACGGGATTTGGAACAAAGTATAATAATCCATCAGCACTGCTTGCAACTGGATCTTTTACTGGAGGAATTAATTTTAATTAAAAAATTTTAATTAAAAAAAATAGAAAAGGAGAAATAAAATGACAGATACACCACTAACACCACTACAATCAAGACAAGCTGAGGTAGCACAATACGAAGCAAACATTGCTATGTACACAGCAATTATTGCAACACTGCCTACAGAATGGCCAACACGCCTACTCGACTATCGTAGTTCATCTGATAAGCATGCAGCAATTGCATCAGTTGCCGATATGGCAGATGTAGAACTATTGTCAAATCTATGGTATGCAGATCAATGCTATGCAGCAATTCGTTCTGAAACTGTAGAAATGAGCAAAGCTAAAGCTATTCTTAATGTACTTCAAGCAATGGCGTAAGATATTTAATGTCTTACCACAGAACTATATTGGCAGATTTTTTAGTGTCTTACTATACACTAGACAATTTTAGTTTTGCCTGCTTAGATAAAGAATAAGATTAGGAAATAAAATGAGCTATCAATTAAAGGTAATTAAAGACCATCCAATTGGCTTCTGGCCGTTGGATGAGTCTTCTGGTTCTACCGCTGTCGATTCATCGGGATGCGGTAATAATGCTACATATGTAGGATCTCCTGCATCAAATATATTACCATTAGTTTCTGGCGGAATATCTGGAACAAAGATAACAAATACAGCGTACATAACTGTACCAGTTACAAAAGATTACTCTGGATCTACAGCATCAGGCGGATTTGGAAATAAATATACATCAGACAATGATTTTACATTAGAGGCTTGGATATATACCGAGATACCTACTACTAATTTAACTACTGTCTTTGCCGACCCAGCAAATGATGTTGGAGTATTCTGGCAAAAGGGTAATATTATATTTAAACTTGACTCAGAAGAATTAAATTATACCGTTCCATATTTTAAAAAAGCTTTACATATTGTAGCAGTATATTCAGTTTTTCAAATGATAATTTATGTAGATGGTAAAGCGGTAGCATCAAAAAACCTAACAAACTTTAAATTTACAAACACATCTCTATCTTTACAAATTGGCCCTACAGCACATGCTACAGATTCATTTATTGTAGATGATCCAGCGGTATACAGATATGCTTTATCTGCTACTCAAATTTTAAATCATTATAATGACAATGGGTTCTTACCACCAATACAAATAGCATACCCAGATAATGGACAGATATTTGAATTTTATGACAATAGCATTAATTCTCAATACAGATATTCTTATCCAGCCGATAGGTCATGGGAGTATTTTTTAACTAGTGACTTATATTACAATAGAGATGATAATGCCATTGAAATGGCTTACTCTCAAAGTGGAGTTTCAAAAACTGTATATCTAACAGACCTAGTTACTATCCCGTTAGGAATTACAATGGACTCATCTAAAATTGAATGGTATGGAGATAATGGAATTATGGTGGAAACCAGTATAGATAATTCTACATGGGTTCAATGTATGAACGGAGAATCAATTCCTCAGTATAAATTAAATAGTTTTAATTCCTCAGGCTTTGTTTATTTAAAGATAACCTTATCCACCACAGACAATAGTAAATATCTTCCTAAGATTTCTAATTTAACTTTATCTTTTTATAATGACCAAGTAATGTATGCTCAAAATGGTGGAAGCTATATGTCGACATTTGCTGATTTAGCTGGCATATCAGATCCAGCAATAAGCCTTGGACCTAACAAGTACCCAATCTTGTCTAGAGATTATAGAAATGGAATTAGGGTTCCAGTAAATTCTGGATTTTATATTAATTCCAATATACCAGTAAAGACTATAGAGTTTTTCTATACCCCAGACGCAATTACAAATAGCGGATTAATTTCTTCTATTTCAAATAACGGCTATGCGGCATCTAACTTTTCTTGGTCTTCTGGGACAATTAGTAAAACTAACATAAATTCAATATATGTAAACGGGGTAAATAAATCCTCAGCAACTAGCATATCTAATGTTTTTACACCCAAAGATCTTCACCATGTGGTTATAACCTATACAAATTCAATTTACGGTCCGCTTAGATTTAATAATACTTCAGGAGTAGGCGTAGGATCCCTAATTCAAAATGTTGCCTTATACGAGGATCAATTTACGGGAACTCAAATATCAAATCATTATGACCTATATTTAGGTAGGGCTTCTGTAATATGCCAAGATTCGACTATAAACTTGACAGAAAATTCAGCTCAGGCTTATAATAATGACTGGCTCGTGATACAAAACGTATAACTTTGTCAAACCTTTGGACAAAATCTGGACTTTAACTTAAAAGAATGGTAAAATTAATACCTAATGGATATTAAAAGAGTCAAGCAATCTGTAATAGAAGAAACTACGCTAGGAATTTATGTGTGGGAAATTGACGGCAAATGGGTTGGCGATGACGATGGAAACTACCTTTCTGTAACCTCTAAAAAAGGAAATAGGGAAAAAATAGAAATGCTAAGGAAGGCTGTTGCCCACTATGGCGTAAATAGGGGAGAGCCAAAATTTTTATCAGGACGTAGAAAAATAGATGATGAAGAATTTGAGTATCAGAACCAGAGATTAAAATGGGGCCTAACTCCAGATCCTCTAGACATTGGCGAATACAAGGATCAAATTAAAGCAGCAAAAGGGAGCAGATAAATGGAATTTATAAATGATGAAGAAGAACTATCAAATGAAATTTTAATATCTAATGATTCCGATTGGATTAAATTTAATAAAAAGCCAGTTGTAGAAAATGATCCATTTAAAATTGAAGGCGCAGAATTAAAAAAAGTTAATGGACTAGGTTCATCATTTAGACGTAAAGTCTCAAGAGATTTACAAAAAAGATTTGTAGGTCAAGACGACACAGGAACACAGCAAAATTTATTAGCACAAGCAGTAACTGGCTATGCGATGTTCGATCTTATTGAGCCTCCATATAATTTAGAATATCTTTCTAGGATTTATGAAATATCTCCATACAACTATGCAGCAATTAATGCAAAGGTTGCAAACATTGTCGGATTAGGATTTTCTTTTGTAGAAACTCGTAAAGCAAACGAAGCACTTGATAGCATTTCAGATGGAAGACAGTTAGAGAGAGCACGTCGTAAATTAAATAAACTTCGTCAGGACCTAGATTCTTGGCTAGAAGAAGTAAATGAAGAAGAAACATTTACAGAAACATTAATTAAAGCTTATGTGGATTTAGAAGCAACAGGAAACGGCTACATCGAAATAGGCAGAACAACTGCTGGCAACATTGGATATATTGGTCATATTCCTGCAAAGACAATGCGGGTACGCAGACTTCGTGACGGCTTTATTCAATTGCTTTATGGCAAGGCGGTATACTTTAGAAACTTTGGAGATCAAGAAACTGAGAATCCAATTGCAGATGGATCAGATCGTCCAAATGAAATTATTCACCTAAAGAAATATACCCCTATGAATAACTATTACGGAATACCAGACATTATTGCAGCACAAAATGCAATGGCAGGTAACGAGTTTGCTGGAAAGTATAACTTAGATTACTTTGAAAACAAAGCAGTCCCAAGATATATCATTACAGTTAAGGGTGCTAAATTAGCTCCAGAGTCAGAACGGAAGTTATTAGAATTTTTCCAAGTAGGACTTAAGGGTAAAAATCACAGATCCTTATACGTACCACTTCCAGCCGATAGCGCAGACTCAAAGGTTGAATTTAAAATGGAACCAATCGAGGCAAACTCTCAAGAGTCTTCATTTAATGTATATCGTAAATCAAATAGAGATGAAATACTTTTGGCTCATAGAGTTCCAATTAGCAAAATCGGATTACCTGAAGGAGTCAATTTGGCTTCAGCTAGAGACTCAGATAAAATGTTTAAAGAGCAGGTATGCCGTCCAGCACAGGATATTTTAGAAAAGAAATTAAATAAAATAATTGAAGAAAAAACAGATGTGCTATTAATTAAATTTAATGAATTAACCCTGACCGATGAAGATACTCAGTCTAAAATAGACGAGAGATATTTAAGAATGCAGGTAATTACCCCTAATGAAGTTAGAATTAGAAAGGGTATGGTCCCAATCGATGGTGGAGATTCAATTGTTCAATTAAAGCCACAACAGGCTGCTGAGCAAACTGCACAGGCTATGAATTCTCGTCAAAGAACTCAAGATAGGGATGCTAATTCTCCAGATATTTCTGGGGAGGCTAGAAATCCAAAAGGCGAGGGTAGAGTAACCTCTTAATTATTAGGCAACTAGTTATTTGCCTTTTGACGTATACAAGTATAAAATTAAGCATATGAATATTGAAAAATCTAATTGGTCTTCTAATGGCGATAATATTATTTTATCTGTTCCATTCACAAAAGTTAATCGTGAAAAAAGAACAGTTTCTGGATTTGCCACACTAGATAATCTAGATCAAACAGGCGACGTAGTAACGGCAGATGCAAGCCTTAAAGCTTTTGAAAACTTTAGAGGGAATCTCCGTGAGATGCATCAACCAGTCGCAGTGGGCAAAGTAGTTTCTTTTAAACCAGAAACATTTTATGACCCAGCAACAAAAGAATTTTTTAACGGAGTGTATGTAGACGCATATATTTCAAAAGGCGCCCAGGATACTTGGGAAAAAGTTTTAGACGGAACCCTTCAAGGTTTCTCAATTGGCGGTAAAATAATTGAGTCAGACAATGAAGTAAATAAATCAACAGGTAAGACTGTTAGATTTATTAAAGACTATGACTTGATGGAGTTATCAATTGTAGATTCTCCAGCGAATGAATTATGCAGCATTGTTTCAATTCAAAAAGTTAATGGACAGCTAGTATTTAAAGGAATGGCCGCAGAAGTTGTAACAGAAAATATTTTTTACTGTACAGAAAGCGACTCTGTTTTTATTTCAACAGAGAAGACATATGAATCACCAGTAACTGGTAAACCAGCAGAGCTAATCGGTTGGGTAGAGAGTTCAGATGTCAATAAAGGAAAAGAAATAGATAGAATTCTTGCTTCATTTAAGAAGTCAAGATTACCGTTGCCTGCAATACAAACAATTGCAAAACAGGCAAACGCAGAAGGAGGTAATGAAGTGTCAGAAAACACAGAAAA